GAGATATTACAAATATTGTTACAAATACAACCACTAATTTAAATTCTATATTTTCGTGGGAATCCCCTAAAAAAGTAAAAATTTCAATATTACCAAATCACAATCTCTCAAATCTAGATTTTGTTACAATATCAGGATTTTCAACAGAGTTAACATCTTTAAACGGAACTTATCAAATTACTGTTCCATCTTATACAGTTGGAAGATGCCTTTCAACAGTAACAAGTGTAGCATCTGTAGGTCTTACGACAGAAATATATGTTGCACCAGTTCCAGATGAAGTTTCAATTGGTAGTAGTATTTCAGTTGGAACAGAAACATTAAAAATTCTTGACATATACAGAAATGAAAATATTTTAAGAGTTAAAAGAGGATTGGCAGGAGTATCTCATAGTGAGGGTGCTTCAGTATCCTTCTTACCAGATTCATTTACTATTTCCAAATCTGTAGATAAGTTTGAATCTGCAGTAAACAACACTATTTTCTTCAATCCTCATGAATCTGTTGGAGTAGGAACAACAAGTGGTGTTGGATATTCAACGTCCTTTGATTTTGGAGATATTGCCGTAGTCAGAGATATTCCAACAAAAGGTCTTCATATTGAAAATCATCCGTTCAAAACAAATCAATCAGTCATTTATAATGCTAACGGAACAACATTATCAATATCTACTGATGGTCAAAATCAAAGTAATATCCCATCAAATCTCTTTGTTGTCAACAAAAATCCAAATCTTATTGGATTAAAGACCTCAATTAATGGTAAAGAGTTATTCTTCCATACTAATGGTGTAGATAATGACGAATATTCACTGAGATCTAACTTTACACAAATAACTGGTGATGTTGAAAAGATTGTAGCAACCGTTTCTGTTTCCACTTCGCATGGACTTCAGAATGGAGATAGTATTACTTTAGATGTAAAACCAAATCTTTCTGTTGGTATAGGAACCTCTACATCAGTTCGTGTCATCTATAATACTGAGATTGGCAATATTGTCATAAATCCAATTGGATTTAATTCTACTGGAATCAATTCAACAACCAATGAAATCACTATTGCCGATCATGAATTAAAAACTGGAGATAAAGTCCTTTATGAAAATGGTCCTTTAAGTGGAATTGAATATTTTGTTTCTAAAGTCAATAAGAACAAAATCAACTTATGTGAAAGTTATTTTGATTCTCAACAAGTTCCTCCATCTATTGTCAGTTTTGCATCAACTGGAGGTCTAAATCAAAAATTATCTCTTATTAATCCACGATTAAATTTAACTGAAAATAATAACTTAGTATTTGATCTTTCTGATACAAGTTTAGTTGATTATAATTTAAAACTATATACAGATTCTCAATTTAAAAATGAATTTGTATCCACAGGATCTACAACTTCATTTAGTTTATCTGGAGTAGGCACTGTCGGACTTGGAACCACTGCAACACTGACTTTAGAATATGATTCTACAGTTCCAGAGGAATTGTATTACAATCTGGAAAAAAATGGAGTAATATTAAATCCAGACACTGATGTTCAGAAAAATTCCAGTATTCGATATAATGCCAGTGTTTATAACAATACTTATAGTATAAGTGGTGTAGGAACAACAACTTTCAATTTAAATATTGATAAAAAACCCGAGAGATCTTCGTATATCTCTACTGATTGCGATACTCTAGAATATTCTACAACATCGATTTCTACAACTGGATCTGTTAAATCACTAAGTGTTTTATCTTTTGGATCTGGATATAAAGAATTCCCAATTTTAAAATCCACAAATTCTGCTTCTGGTTCTGATTTAATTGTCAACTTGGAATCAAATGCACTTGGTTTAGTAAAAGAACAAAGAATTTTAAATAATAGATTTACTTATTCTTCTGATAAAACACTAAGACCTGAAGTTAGTGCATCTCCAAGTTTAACATTAAAAGACTCTAATACTATAGACACTCTGACAATTTTAAATGGTGGAGATGGATATACTGAAATTCCAATATTAACTCTTGTAGATTCCACCACAAGAAATGTTATTAATTCTGGTTTATTGAATGCAAATATAACAGGATCTTCTGTTTCCTCCGTAGATATTGAAGTTTCTCCAAAGGGACTGCCTGATAACGGTACAGAAATCTTTACCACCAATAATACAAACGGTGTTGCTGTTGTTAAAGTAGAATCTTCAAATATTGGCATATTTACATGCTTTATATCGACACCAGCTAGTGGATCATTTACAGTTGAACCATTTGCAGTAGGTGATCTTGTATATATTGAAGGAATTCAAAAACTCAGCAGTGATGGTGATGGATTTAATTCAGAAGATTATGGATTTAAATTTTTCAGGGTAAGCAATTATGATAATAGTCCTCCGGATAGTGTTAATAATAAAGTAACATTTGATATATCCGGATTAACTACAAACACTGGTATTGCAAAGACTGTTCAAGATTTTAGTGGAGTTTTAATTAATGAAAATGATTATCCATCCTTTAAACTAACCCAGAAACAATCTACATTCTTAGTTGGAGAAACCTTATCCTCAAATGGTCAACTTATAGGTTTGACAGTTGTAGAAAGTAATGGAAATCAATTAAAAGTTTCTGGACTATATGAATTGTCTGTTGGAGAAATTATTACTGGAACCGCATCTGGTAATATTGCTACTATAGAAAAATTAACTGCTAATAAGGCAATTTTTGATGTAAGTTATTCTAACTTACAAAATATTGGATGGGATACTGAAACAGGAAAATTAAGTGAAGATTATCAAGTCACTTCAGATAATAATTATTATCAAAATCTTTCATATTCGATAAAAAGTTCAGTAACATACAAAGATCAACAATCTCCTGTAGAAAACTTAGTTCATACTAGTGGATTAAAGAACTTTGCAGATACTCAAGTATCCAAATCTGTTAATGCAGGATTAGCAAAGTCTAGTGATGGATTCACTATTGTTTATGATGTAATTGATCAAAAGAGAGTAGATACTGTTAATAATTTTGATAATGTTGTTGATAGTGAAGTTGTCGATGAAAAATCAAAATTCTTAAGATTTCAAAATAGGAGATTGACCAATTATACTGATTTAAAAAATCTCAATGTATTAAGTATTGATGATATCAGTAATCAGTTCTCGAATTTTGAAGATGAAAATACTGAATTTTTATCGATAGAAGAAACTGATGATGCATTATATAATAATTATCTGTTTAGAGTTGTCAGTGAAGATGGCAGTCAAATACAATTAACAGATGTAACTACATTAAGTACTGGAAAGGAAAGTGTCATTGTTGAAAATGAATCTCTACAAAATTCAGACCTTCCATATGGATCCTTTGATTTATTTGAAAATGAATTTGATGAAACTTTCTTAAGATTTGTTCCCGTTGATCCTTTTGACACAAACTATGATATTAAATTAATCAAACAAACTTTCAATTCAGATACCGCTGGTGTAGGAACATTATCTGTTGGATTTGTAGATTTAACTGGATCTATAATTTTAGAAAACACTTCTGTTGGTATAGGATCAACTACAATCATTTCATTAAATTCTAGCAATTTTGAATCTCTTTATGTTAATGCACAAGTAATTGATACTGATACGAATGATATGAATTATGTGAGATTATATATCGCACATGATGGTACAAATACTTTCATGTCCGAGTATTATATTGATAATGAGTTGAAGAGCACATCAGGAAATCAAATTGGTATATTCACTTGTACTGACTTAGGAGGTGGAGTTTTATCATTAGTGCATGAAAATACTTCTCCCAATGAACTTAAGATAAAAACGAATATTGTTGGATTCGGAACAACTAACCCAACTGGAGCAGGAACATTTAGATTTAAATCTAATGATCAATCAGATGGACAGGAAAGAAGTGCAATTTATCAATCTAATTTCCAAACTACTGTTTCTTTAGCATCCACAACTATTCATACTTTAGATAAGACATTATTCGATGCATCAAAATCTGTAGTACAAGTCAGTATAGGATCTAGTAAAGCACTTCATCAAGTCATGATGATATTTGATGGAACTGATGTTTATACTCAGCAGTTACCTTTACTCTCAGTAGATTCTACCGAAAATACTTTAGACACTTTATCTGGTATCGGAACATTTGGTGGAGAAGTCTCTGGTAGTAATTTGATATTGAAGTTTTATCCAGATGATCAAACTCAACAAACTGATATTGAAATCTTCAGTAAATCATTGTATACCGGAACAGATATTCTTAACAACTATAATGATTTAACATATGGATCTATTACTGAAAGTATTGATGAAAAATTCTATAATGCAATTAATGGTGAAAGAATTAATAGAAAGAACTTTAAACTGACCACAAACAATACACCAATATTCTCAAAACAATTTAATCCAAATTCAGTATCTTTAGCAGCAACCACTGGAATATTTACTATTGAAGATCATTTCTTCTACACTGGTGAAGAATTAATTTATACTCCAAACTCCACAATCGTTGGTGTTGGCACTAGTGCCATGATGACAAGTGCTACTGATCTTTTACCAAGTTCAGTATTTGCTATTAAACTCACCGAAGATACTTTTAAAGTTGCAACATCAACTTCAGATGCAATAAGTGGAATTGGAACAACATTTACTTCTTTAGGAGAAGGAAATGCTCATAGATTTACAATGAAGAAGAAAAATTCTAAGTGTATTATTACTGTTGATGAATTGGTTCAATATCCAATTGCATATACTGGAATAACGCATACTTTATCGGGAAATATTGGAGGTACACTGGGAGTTAGTACTACCTTTGTTTCTTTAAGTGGAATTTCAACAATCAATATAAAAGACATATTGTATGTTGATGATGAGTTTATGGGTATAGTTAACGTTGGACTTGGAACTACAAATATTGGTCCAATTATTAATAGTGGAAGTGTAAATCTCGTCGAAGTTGAAAGGGGATTTGTTGGATCTTCCGCAACATCTCACTCAGACTCTACTGTGGCAAGAATTTATAAAGGAGCATTTAATATTGTAAATGATGAAATTCATTTTGCAGAAGCACCTAGAGGAAATCCTCAAATTGATAAAACTAAATCCAATTTAGATTTTGAAACATCTTCATTTACCGGAAGAACATTCTTAAAATCTATTGTTGATGATGGTGGTAATTTACGAGACACTAATAAAGTTTATGATAATATATCCGATCAATTTACAGGAATAGGA